TAATGTAAGATGGAGATATGGACTTCCTGAAAAAGTAGGAGGTTGGCAATCATTACTCACAGAATCTTTAGTAGGGGTAACTAGAAAAATGCATGCCTTTGTAGATAACGATGGCAATAGATATGTGGCTTTAGGAACAGATAAGTTTTTAATTATTTATTTTGAAGGACAATTTTTTGATGTCACTCCATTAAAAACAACTCTTGCAGCTGCAACATTTTCAACAACTTCCGGCTCTCCTATTTGTACTTTTACAACAGGATCAAATCATGGACTATCAATAGGTGATATTGTTTTATTAGATGCAGTTACTGTACCTGTAGGTACAGGTTATGTAGACGCTGATTTTGAAGATAAACTATTTCAAGTAATTACAGTTCCAAGTCTTACAACTTTTACCATCAACCAATCTTCTAACGCAACAGCAACAGTTGCTACCGGTGGAAGTGTGGGAGTAACTCCTTATGAAACTGTTGGTCCTGCTGCACAAACTTACGGTTATGGTTGGGGTGTTGGAACATGGGGTGGTGTTGCTTGGGGTGAAGCAGTGTTGGCATCTAGTATAACACTAGAACCGGGACTTTGGTCTTTAAGTAATTTTGGTGAAGTACTTGTTGCAACGATTGCTAATGGAAAAACATTTACTTGGAATTCAGGAGACGCGGCGCGATTAACAGTAAGAGCTTCAACAGCAACTTCAGGGTTTGTAACAACTAATAACCCAACAGCGACTAGGGATACTTTAATTTCTCCAACTACACGTCACTTAATTCACTTTGGAACAGAAACAACTATCGGCGATCCGACTACACAAGATGATATGTTTATTAGATTTTCAGTTAACGAACAAATAAATGTTTATGATGTATTAGCAACTAACACAGCCGGTACTTTTAGATTACAAGATGGTACTAAAATTGTGGGAGCTATTAAAGCTAAAGAAAATATTTTAGTGTGGACCGATAATGCTTTGTACACAATGAAATTTGTGGGTGCACCTTTTACATTTGGTTTTGAACAGGTGGGCACGAACTGCGGATTGATTGGTAAGAATGCAGCAATTGAAATTGATGGGGTGGCTTATTGGATGTCTAGTAATGGTTTCTTTTCTTTTGATGGTACGGTTAATACTTTACCTTGTTCAGTGGAAGATTATGTTTATGATGACTTTGATACAACTAAAGGTCAACAAGTAAATGCAGGAATCAATAACTTGCATACGGAAGTAACTTGGTGGTATCCATCACTAGGATCAGAATTTAATAATAGATATGTAGTATTTAACTATGGACAAAATAATGCTCAAGTACCTATGGGTAATTGGTATACAGGAGTTAATACTAATTCTATAAGAACAACTTGGATTGATTCATTAGTATACCCTCAACCTTATGCAACTGCATATAATAGTTCTAATACTGGAAGTTTTCCAGTTATCATAGGTGAGACTGGTTTAGGACAAAGTGTATTCTTCGAACAAGAAGTAGGAACAGATCAAGTAAACCCAGATGGTACTACAACTACCTTAACTTCTTTTGTACAATCTTTTGACTTCTCTTTACAAGCACAACAAAGTGAGGTATTTCTAGCTATGAGAAGATTTTTACCTAACTTTAAAAATTTAGTAGGAAGTAGTAATGTAACTATATCTGTTTCTGATTATCCTGCTGACAATGCAACAGCTACAACTTTAAGTCCTTTTGTAATTACTTCAAGTACCACTAAAGTAGATACTAGAGCTAGAGGAAGATATGCAAATATTAAAGTAGAGAATATAGGTAGTGGTCAATCATGGAGATTTGGAACATTCCAAGTAGATCTTCAACCAGATGGGAGAAGGTAATGCCTGTAGAAAATATAATTAATAGTTTAATAACACCTAAAAATATACGTAGTGGGGTAAATCTTTTACAAAATAATAAAGGAATTATAGATACATTAACAGGAATACCTATAGGTCCTGCGTCAGGTAGGGCTTATGTTAGAAATCTTTCTGGTTCAACAACTCCTATAGATGAAAGTTTTTTTAATAACTCTCAATTAGGGGAAATTAAAAATCGAACCGCATCGGCGATGGCTGATAAAAGTATGAAATATAATGTGGACAATCAAAGTATTCCAGTGAGAAAACCTTATGATAATTTTAACACAAGAAATAATGTGGTAGACTATACTTTAAGTACTCCCATCTCTATGTCTGGAATTTTTTCTAACCCAATTACAGATATTGATGCAACCATGGGTAAATTTACATATAATCAAAACCAAGATGGTACTGTATCTGCAATAGATAAACATGATTTTGATAGTTTTGGTGGAGGAGATGAAGCAACATATGGTGGAAAAATGGATATGTCTGGGCAACCTTATTCTACTGAAAAAGGATTACCTTTTTTAGAACCACAGTTATATGAAGGAATAACATATCAAGGAGAAGAAATTGTACCTGATACATATGAGACACAGACGGATACTTCATATGAAAATAGAGATGATGTTTTGAAGAGAGCGACCGATAATTTTAAAGCAGGTTTAATATCTTCTTCCAAACTTGCTAGAATTGTAGGGGGTCAAGAAGGTTTGACAGGAGATGATGTAAATCAACCCTATTATAAAGATATCAATTTTATGAGAGATGACTGGACTAGATCTGGAATACCAATGAATATAAATCTAGGAAGAATATCTCAATTAGATAAATTAAGATCAAACAGAAGTTTTTCTAATTATATATATAATAATCAAAATATTCCTTCTCAAATTAGAAAAAATGCAAGACCTTTCGCAGATATAAATACTACACCAATACACCAAATGCCCCAAGGATCACCTTCACAAATAAATACAGGTGGAGGTAGAGATTCTAGTCAAGGAAATACTCAAACAGGTTTTGGGAGAAGTGGAATGGGTAGAGATCCCAATGATAGAATGGCTATGGGTGGGCTTATAGATTTATATAGAAATGGAGGGTTTATCTAATGACAAAAATTGTAGTAAGATTACCTGAACCTAAAAAAGAATATACGGAAGATAATCAAAGACAAATTAATAGAGCGTTGTCCACAGTAGTTGAACAATTAAACTCTACATTTTTAACACAGTTAAAAGAAAACTCGGAAAGGTTTACGTGGTTTAATGGCTAATATATATAAAAAAGTAAATACAGATTTAATAACTGCTACTGAACAAGATGTTTATACAGTTCCAAATAACGCAAGATCCTTAATTAAATCAATTCATATTTATAATGAGGGTGCAGGTTCTGCAGTAGTAACTATTAAAATTACATCAGGGGGTGTGGATTATTTCTATGATAAACAAACTATAGCCGCAGATGCTCAACATGAATTTATTGTTAATATACTAATTTTAGAAGAAGATGATATATTGAAAATGCTATCAGATATCACAGGACCAGACATAACAATTAGCATATTAGAAACCAGTAGAGAGGATAGATAATGTTTGTAGAACAAGAAGCAAGTGTAAGATATGAGACAATCGACGGTAAAAAGGTCCCGGTTATCACACCAAGAGTAGAGATAACTTTAAAGAATTTAGAGACAGGTCAAGAGTATAACTCTGACGCCGAAGCGATGAGCGATGTACAAAATGTAAGTACATCTACTAAACCAGAACATATATCTAGAAGTGTACATATAGTAGTAGAAGGCCTTGATTTAGGTGCTAATACTAATTTATTCTAGATTGACTAAAGGTGAAAAGTCTAGTAAATTGGTATACAATAGCATATATACAAGTCTTGCAAACTTGCTTTTCAACAAATAAACTATAAAAAATTATGGGATTCTTAAGTAAAATATTTAAACCAGTTTCAAAGGTACTAGATAAAATAATACCTAATGAAATTAAACCTGCTTTACCTTATCTAGCAGCGTTTGCTCCTATGTTGGCACCTGGAATAATGGGTAGCTCAATGTTATCAAGAGGTTTAATGTCAGGTGGTTTAAATATTGGAGCTCAATTAGCACAAGAAGGCAATGAAGGTGAGGTCAATGCATTATCTGCTTTAATGGCAAGTGGTATTGGAGCTTTAAGTGCACCGGGATCAACAGGTGGGAGAACTCTTCCGGATGGAAGTGGAGGAAGTTATTCGCAAGTTATGGGTGGAGATAAATTAGCTAGTGTTGGAACCCCTAGTGCAGGTGAATACTTAAGAGGTGTGTCTGATACAGGTAGTTTTGCAGATAAAGGTTTAGAATTTTTAGGTGAAGGTGCAGATAAATTATCTGCTTTAAATGCAGCAGGTGCTGCAGACCCATTTAGTACAGCTGGTTTAAAAGCAGCAGCACTTCCCTTTTCACAAGCTACAGGAGATTTAGCCTACGCAGATGCTCAAAGAGCTTTAAGAGATTATGAAGATTCACAAAACGCAGATTCGGGATACGCTGAAGGTGATCAAAATAGAGGACTTGCTGTTAGAAGAGCTATGGAAAGAGGTGGCCATGAAGAACAAACTATTCAAGATATGTTAGAGTCATTAGGTTATGAAGATCCAGATCCACAACCTTTAGCTTATGGTGGAAGAGTTAATGCAATGGGTGGTGGTATTATGTCTAATCAAAGAATGAATTTTAGAGGTGGTGGAATGAGTTATATGCCAACAGAATCTCGTATGATGGGTAACCCTGCAGTTATGGAAACAATACAAGCCGGTGATGATATGAGAGAATTTAGAATTATGAATCCAAACATGGAAGATGTTGCAGACTATAGTATAGAGTTTAAAGAAGAAGTTAAAGAACCAGATTTTGGTGGTATAAAAGAAGCTATTGAAAATGTAGATATAAAAGAAAAAGAAGAAAATTTAGAGGATATAAAAGATTTAATGGCATATGAACCGGGAGAAGCTACAACAGGAGATTTATATGATATGAAAAATCCTGATTACGATGGTATTAATCCAAAAGTTATTAGGGAATTTATAGAAGAGGGAATTCCATTGGGATATACTTCTCCTGAAGAATACTTTGATGATTTTTATGGAATAGGAAGTTTAAAAAAAGATAAACCTCAAAAAAAAATGATGGCTAAAGAGGGTGGTATAATGAATGGTTACAATATGGGTGGAAGTGTGTTACCTCAAGATATGGAAATGGATTACAGAGGTGGAGGATTTATTCCTATGGGCTCTAAAGAGAGAGCAGATGATGTCCCCGCAAGAGTAAGTAAAAATGAATTTGTAATGACTGCAGATGCAGTGAGAGCCGCGGGCGGCGGAAGTGTAAACCAAGGAGCAAAACGAATGTATGAATTAATGAATAACCTAGAGGCAAGAATATAATGGCATCAGAATTTGACACCATATCGACACAGATAACTAAACCTTCTCCGGTAATAGAAGGTTCATTAAGTAATTTTTTACCATTTATTGACATGCTTTCCAAAGGAGCGGTCGACTCTTCTTTTTCAGGTATCAATACAGCTAACTACGATCCAAAAGTTGCAGCACAAAATGCACTACAGACAGGTGCCGTATCAGCTGCAGGTGGTTTAGGAAGTTTAACAGGTACTGGAGCAGGTACAGGTCAAGGTTCAATTCAATCTTACATGTCGCCTTATCAACAACAGGTAATGGATGCATCACTATCTGAATTTGATAGAAACGCAGCTGTACAACAAACAGGTTTAAGAGACCAGGCTATTCAATCGGGAGCTTATGGTGGTGGTAGAGAAGGTATTATGCAAGCTGAAACAATGAGAGGCAACAACATGGGTAGAGCACAACTTCAAGCAGGAATGTTAAATGATGCATTTATGCAAGCTCAACAAGCAAGAGGATTAGATTTACAAGCACAACAAGGTTTAGGACAATATCAACAAGCAATGGGTCAATCGCAACAAGGGTACCAGCAAGCTATTTTAGATGCTAATCAAATTGCAGCGAGAGAAAAAGAGTTTGCACCATTCACACAATTAGGTTTAGTTGGTCAACAACTGGCTCAAATACAACCAGGAGCCTTCCCTACTCAAACAGTAGGTTACGCACCACCAGCAGCACCGGCTAGTCCGATGTCACAGTTTCTAGGAGCGGGAGCAGGTGGAGCAGGTATTATGGGTAAACTAGGACTATTCGGATAATGAGTAAAATTTTAAGACGACCAATGTTTAGAGGGGGTGGTAAAGTTTCTAGTTATGGAAATGGTATTACTTCACCATTAGTACCCGGTTATGCCGGTGGTGGAAGTATTAATACACCAAGAAGAGGTTTAGTATCTTTAGCAGGAGGCTACGCAGGAATGGGACAACCTCTTTATAATAATCCACAATTATTTTCAATAGATGATGTATTAGCACAAACAGGTCAAGCCATGACAGGTCAAGCCATTATGAATTATGCTAATAAAAATAATATGTCTATGAAACCAAATGTAGGAGATGAATTTAAAATAAATGAAATGACTACTTTCTATCCAGATGGAGATACAAAAGTTGAAATAGGAGAAGGAGAAAATATTCAAGAAATAGATTTTAAAGATATAGAAAAATATACCGGAGAAAAACCTGAAGTTATAAAACCATATCCAGGATCAGACGATACTCAAGGAACGTTACCTGAACTATTAGAAAAAGTAACTATGACTGATAAAAAAGATTCATTAGGTAATGAAATTTATACAGGGAACCAAGGAGATCTTACTTCAAAAATAGATACTTCTTTAGCTAATGGTGTTTTAGAAAAACAAAATAAAGTTTCAGATGATTCAGAATTAACTTTAGAAGAAATTAAAGACTCATTGGGTGGAGGTAAGGCATTTGGCAGAGATGCAACGGATATGTTATTGAGATTTTCTGGAGCAGAAGGTGATACTGTAGCAGAGAAATTTAAAAACTATGCTGCACTAGAGTCTAAAGCAGGTCCTAGTAGAACTGAAACAATTGATCAAGCAGCAGCTACGTTTATGCTTAAAGATAAATTACAAACTAAAAGAGATAAAGCTAAAGTTGATATGATGAGAGCAGATGTAGATTATAAAATTTCTGCTGGAAAAGAATTAAATATATCCGAAAGTATTTTTGAAGCTACTAAAAATGGACAAACAACAGATAAAAAATTAGCAATAGGGATTCAAAGAGCAACTTCTCCAACAACTGGAAAAAGATATAACTTTTTTGGTACTTTAAAAGCAGAAGATTTAAAGGAAGTATTGTCTTCAGGACAACTAAAAGCAGGGGATACTTTAATTGTAAAACAAACTATTAAAGATGAAGATTCAGGAATAGACAAAGTAATTAAAAAAATTATAGAAATACAACCAAACGGTTCCGGATTAGAAATTTTTAACCTTTAGGAGAATAAATGGCTGATTATAGCGATAACGTTAACGCATTATTTCCTGGTCTTAATTCTACAACTACTAGTTCAAAAAAGAATACTGCTCAATTATTTGGAAAAGAAGTAGGGGTTAGTAGTTTAGGTTCATTTTTTGCAGGTATAGGCTCTGGTCTTTTTAAAATACCAGAAGGATTTGTGTCGCTAGGTGCTAACTTAATAGACCTAGGTGCAGATACAAACACGGCTCAAGAAGTAGAAGAATTTTTTGCTAAAATAAATCCATTTGATGAGTATGCTGAAGCAACTGCTGCAGGTAGAATTAGTGAAATACTTACAAACATTGCGGTGCCTGTTGGTATAGCTGGTAGTGTTGCTAGTAAATTAAGCAAGGGAGCATTGGCTGCTAAAAAATCTGGAAATTATTTTAAAGTATTAGATGATGATGGAGTTCCTGTTTTAGAAGCTTTAAAAAAAGGACAAAAAATAAAATCAGTAGATAGACTAGCAAAGTTAAATAGAAAAGGACAAGCTGCTCAATTAGGTATTACAGGTTTAGCATCAGGTGCTGCCGAAGCTGCCTTTGTAGATGATCCAGAAGATGTAGGAACATTTGGAGATTTGTTTGGTGGAGGACCAACTGAACTAGAAAGAGGGAATGATTATGATCCTGAAAGAGAATTATATAATAGATTAAAATTAGGAATAGAAGGAGCAGCATTTACAGGAATTATAAGTACAGCTGGAAAAGGAGTTAAACAATTAGCAGATGCTACCAAAGCAGGTAGGGTTGCACAAACTAAAACAGGTAGAGCATTGGATTGGTTTTCCGAAAAGTTAAGACCACGTAGTGCAAAAAATAAACAATATTTTGAAAACGAAATGAGCTACAAAGGAAAATTAGGAGGAGATCAAAATTTTGTAGAGAATCTTGCTTTTCAATTAGATGATCAATTAGATTCAGTT